GGGTACTTACCGATTCTCCAGGCGGAAAACTGAACGAGAGCATGATGAACCAAGGCCATGGAGGCCCAGGAACTCAATGCTCCCATAGGTTGACCGCGACGATAACGGATGGGATCATGATGTTTAGTCATGCCCCCATCTTTAGTGTCGTAATGAAACCATCGATCACACAACAGGTTCATCCAGGCTACAGCCACAGACTGCCCTAGAAACTGTCCTAGAACGACTGAATAGAGAGCTTGCGGAATTAACTCTGTCGCACTCTTTAGATCGAAGGAGGATACGTGAGCGTCCGATTTAGGTCGGAACGTCTTAACGCCCTTTTCTTGATTAAAAGTGCAATCAGTAGGTAACGAAGCTAGCAATCTGAACAGCCAATCATGGATTGGTTTCAGGGTTTGCTGGGTCCACCAGTCCACTATAGCAATTGTCCTAACCTTACCAGCCGGCTCTTCCAAGAAGGCCAGCTTTGTAAGTCTCGGATGACAACTAGAGGAAGACGGGAGGGTTGCCCAGCGAGGTAGGTCATTATCCAGAACTTCGTTGTATCCTTTTTTGGATTTGGGATCCCACCTTGTCGACTTAACATATGACCACTTTGGATCGTCGGCCTTCTTCATGTTCTTAGAACCTGAAGGGTCCAACTTTCCATCGGGATCAAGTGTAGAGCGCAAAGCAGGATCAATATCAGGAACACCATAGGGTGAAAACCCTGGTAGATCGGATAGATCTACATCTAATGGTGCTTCTGAGTCCAATCCAAAAAAGGCACTTAATTCATCCTGAAGTTGCTTTGTACTTTCTTCCTGTTCGGGAGTCGCATAGATGCGTTCCAGTTCAGCAAAGAGAGGCAATATTTTCTCTAGGAGCCAATGAAGTGCTCCCGCTTCTTTAGCATAGCAAAAGAGCGGGGACGTCATTAGCGTCCGGAGAGAGTTCTCGCAACCATCTCGGGCTTGAACCATCATATCTCTTATCGAGATTATCATGGGTAGGGCGTCGAGAGCAGGAGGGTTAAGTGTGCTACTATCCAACTCAGGTACCAGACCATTTCTATGTGCGAGATCTAATATCCAAGCAAATAGGTCGTCAAGGATCCGGCCTTGGGCCGGTCGTCCATTGGGACCAGATTTGAAGGAACATAAGAAATCGACATCATTGAAAGAGGGTTTGGGGTGAGTGGATAATACGTCTTTAAAGAGTCGTACAAAGTCGGGAAGAAATCTCATAAAGTCACCAAATGTCACCGGCTCGAGAGCCGGTGGATTTGAGACAATTAGACTAATATTCGGGCCATGGTGTTTTACCACCATACCCTTATAGAAGAATAATAGAGAAATCCAGAACCGAATTGGTCGTACTCCCTTAGACCGAATAGCACTACGCACGGAGGCGGGTAGGCATTTGGGCAATCCATGCGTCAGACGGATTCTCACACCTAGAGATTCAGTACTTGCATACGGTGTTCCGGCTAGATAAGCCTTTACACATAATGCGTATACTTTCAATCTTTTAGTGAGAGTTAATCCGCCTTGGCTCATGTGAATGGATTTCACATGCTCAGCGAATTCAATCAAAGAGCTGCGAAGTCCTCGTCCAGAAGCCAGGCCGAAGAGTCTAAAATGGAGAAGGTTTCCCCAAGTTAGAGTTAAATCGACGATGTTTCCATCATTGATTTCGACCGCAGGTTGTATCTCAATCTCAGATTCCCCACTGGGACCTTTCCGAGATTTCGAGGCTACCGTCGTGGATATGAACCGTTCAAGGGGTGAACGGAACATGTTCCACAGACGCGCTTTGAAAGACTTCGCGTGGGCTTCAAAACCCGGGAGCTTAGCTCTTCGGGGGGAAGCCTTAGGCGGGTCGGTATCGTCAGTTTGGTCCTCAGTAGGCCGTTTATCGGATGGTGTAGCCAGTATTACTACTGACACATCATTTGAAATCCAGGTCTTCGAGCCAACGACGTACTCTCGGGGAGAGAGATAAAGAATGTTACCGGAGTCTAAAGGATCGAGTACGGCATACTTGCCGGACTCAATATGATCCCAGTTGACTTCCTTAAACATCTTATGGTCGGGTCTCTGCAGGGACACT